GGTCGCGATCGCGGCGAGCCGGTTGGCGACGTTGCCCTGGAGCGTGTTCCAGCTCGCGAGCGCGTTCGCGTTGTTCCCGGCCCACTGACTGACGTCGCCGCTCAGGGCGTTGGCGAGGTTCTGTTGCGAGGAGTAGGCGGCGACGTCGTACTGGTTCTGGAGATTCGCCGTCGCGACGTTCGCGGCGCCCGAGCGCGCGACGCCACGGGCGGCCAGCTGATAAGGAACCGAGGCGAGGCCCCTGGTCAACTGTTGCTGTAGCTGCGCCCGGTCGCTCATCTGATTCGCCGCTGCGGCGTCGAGGGTCGCCTGGTCGATATCGCCCGAGAGGTCCTGCCCTGCGACGTTGCCGACGTTCACCTGGCCGGGCGCGCTTCCGGCGCCCCACCCGCCCTGCACCATCGCCGCTCGTACCGCGGCGGTGAGCATGTTGCGGTTCCCGGCGAGCGCGTTCTGATACGCGGCGAGCCCCTGTTGGTAGGTCGGGTCGGCCGTGAGTTCGCCCATGTAGGAGCCGATATCGAGGTTGGCGTTCTGATCGGGTAGCTGGGTCTGCGAAGCATCAGGCAGGCTCGCGCCCGGCAAGCCGCCGTAGCTCGTGGAGGGGGCGACGATCGTCGGCGGCGTGTTCGGCGTCGTCGCGTAGTGGACGATGCTCTGACCGACGCTCGCGTTCGGGTAGTTCCAACCCGAGCCCGTGTACCCGATCGGCGTCCCGGTTGGGACGGTGATGCCCCCGATCTTCTTCGTGCCCGGCGCGAGGGACCCGTAGCCGGGCGTTGACGTGATCGCCACGCGGAACCTCCTACTTGACGATGATGAAGTTGAGGACGATGAAGGCGGGGGCGTCCACGGACTTTCCCGACTCGGGGACCGTGTGCGCGTTCGGCTCGTGGTCGGTCAGGGCGGGAGTGCCGTCGCCGCTTCCACCCGAGGTTGAGAGACTGCCGTCGCCCGAGCCGGGTAGCCGATGAGTGTGCCGCGGAGTACGGCTCGTGGGCCCAAGGCCCTCGTTTGTCCCCAGGCTCGCGACGTCGGCGTTGGGGCCGACGCCGACCGGGACGCGGCCTTGTAGGTCAGGCACCTGGAAGGTGCTGCCGTCCACGGCGCCGTACTTCGTCCCGATCGCCTTGAACAGCCGTGCGTCGGTCGTGCGGTTGTAGCTCGCACCGTTGCAGAGGTAGGAGCCCGTCGGCGCGGCATCGCCGCCGTAGGGGAGGATCAGTCCCGCGGGGAAGATGCCGAGCGTGCCCTGCCCGGCCCCGGTGATCCCGAGCGTCTTCTGCAACCCGAGGATCGCGTTCATCGGCAGGGTCAGGTCGGAGGTCTCCAGGTAGGAGACGAGCCAGGCCTTGAACTCAAGCGGGAACGAGAGCGGATCGGAAAGGAGCCGCTGGAGTAGTTGGTATTCCTGATCGTTCAGGGGGCGGTTATCGACGGGTTCGACACCGCCCGGCCCGCCCATAATGCTACTCATAGCCTGGAGCGCTCAGTCCCTTGCGCTTCGAGGGCGAAGTCATACACCCGTAGGGTCGAGGTAGGGGAAGTCTGCTTGACTTGGAAGGCGAGTCCATAGGGCGCCTGACGCACCGGGAGCCGGAAGCGCGAATACTCCGAGGTCGAGGGCAGGCCGCCGACGGAGTGGTAGCTCGTGTCGGAGGGGTTGCGAATGTAGGCGACGTCGATAACGGAGGCGGCCGGGTCCGAGATGGCGGGCTCGATCGACTGGAGCATCACGGGCGCGATCGGCATTACCGGAGGCTCGCTCGTGAAGAGCGCCTGCTCGACGTCGGCCTGACTCCCCGAGAGCCGGGCGTCGTAGGAGAGGTAGGCGAACCTGATCCGCTTGCGCGACTCGGGCCCCATCCGATACCAGGGTGTTTGAATGTAGGGCAGGACGTTGACGCCGTTGGCATCGACGGCCTGCGAGAGATGGTCGGGGAAGAAGCAGGGTCCGAGCCGGGCGAGTCGTTGCGTCCCTTGCATCGAGGCCCAGATGCGCTCCATCCCGATCGAGCCGCCCGACTCGATCATGCAGATGGAGGCGATGTTCGAGAAGCGGAACCACTGGCGGACGTTGAGATCGCAGATGAGCGTGTCGTTCAGCCCGTCGCTTCGGACGATCGAGATGATGTAGTAGTCGAGGAAGACGGTCGCGGCCAGACTCGTGCGGTTCTGATAGAGCGGGCGCCAGTAGGAGAGAATCGAGCCCTGTTGGGCGAGGTTGCGGACGACGGCGCCGTCAGTGATATGGACGCCGTGCTCGTCGGCGAAGATGACGTTCTCGTTCCAGTAGGCGATCGCGCGCGCGTCCGGGCATCCGACGTGGCGGAAGAGCGGTTCGAGCGTGAGGTCTCCAGGGTCGCCCGAGGCGGTCGAGGGGACCGAGGTTCCGCGCAGACGTTCCACCGAGGCGGCGTGGAAGATGAGTCCGATCGAGCGCAACGCCGCGAGCCCGGTGATCGCGTTGTCGGTCTGTTGCCAGGCGGCGTTTGTGTCCCAGGCGCCCGACGTCTTCGGGCCCGGCGGTCCGAAGTAGATCGTGTCCTCGTGACCGGGCACGTTGCCCGTCATCACGTACCCGCCCCAGACGGTTCCGTACTTCGCGGCGGGCGCGCTCGCGTCGATCGCCGTCGGGCCGCCGCTCGATCCGAGTACCTGGGGAGGAACGCCCCCGGTGCGGTCGAACCACACGGTCGCCTCGAAGACCTGGATCGGGTTCTGGAGCCCACGCGGCATCGCGCCGCGATCGGTGACGGCGTAGGAGTTCTGATCGACCTGGGAGACGCGACCGTCCGCGGTCTGGACGAGCAGTTGCTCGCCCGCGATGAAGTTGGCGAGGATGCCGCTCTCGACGTCACCGCCGAACGGGTTGGAGCCCCATTGCCAGGGCCCGCGCCCGGTCAGCGCCGCATCGACCAGTTGCGGAACGAAGTCGCAGACGTCCCAGAGGTAGCCGCGCGGCATCGAGTCGCGGGCGAAGTCACGCGCGAAGGCACGGGTCCCCTGGAGGAGCGAGGTCGGGGCTCCCACTATCCACCCACGTAGCTCTTATAGGGGGAGTTCCCTTGCAGCCGTACCCGACGCCGGACCGGGATCGACGTGCCGCGCTTGTTGACGAGCGTCCTGATCTGACCGAGCCGACCGCCACGGCCATCGGTGCCTTCGTACAAGGTGCGGTAGCGCTCGCCCTGTTGTGAGCTTTGGTCGTCGCCGTAGTCGGCGCACTTCCAGAGCGCGTAGGTGATGATCGCGTCCTGAAACTCGACGGGAATCGCGCCGTAGACCTCGTCGCCGGGGTCGTCGGCGGGGTCTGACATGGGCACCGGGTGAAGCACCGCCCAGACCTGGACTTGCATCCCATCCTCGTTCGGGGTCGGAACGATCTGGAGCACGTCGGAACGGATTAGGACGAAGGCCGGGTCAATCGGGCTCTCGTTTCGCGCGGCACGGTAGCGGCGGCCGGTCGGGAGCGAGTTGTCGGAGTCCACGATCGAGAGAATCTTGTGATCGAGCGTGTAGGTACCGACGCCGTTCTGGGTCGTTAGCTCGACACAGCGGACGATGCAGCGTGTCCGCGAGAGGAGGTCGATGACGCCCTGGTTCAGCCACATCGCCACCATCAAGGTCTCGTCGTAGGAGTCAAGGTCCTGCAACCCGAGCGCGTTGGTCACGAAGTCACTCATCTGGCCGAAGGTCACTTGTCCTCCTTGATCGCAGGTAGCTCGGCGGTCTTCTCGATTTCAGGCTCGGGCCACTCGTCGCCGGGTTCGCTCTGTTGAGCGCCTCGCTCAATGAAGAAGCCGACGCGCAGATGGTGGTTGTGAAGGTCGCGGGTCATCAAGACGATCCCGAGCAGCACGAGCGCGAAGACGATGACGATGATCGCGACGAGCGCTTCCCAGCCAATCTCGATCGTCGTCGCAGCCATCAGTCCTTGATGCACGTCGCGATCGTCACCTGACCGCCCGGCGCGTTGATGACGAGCACCCCGTTCGAGAAGCCGGTCGGGCACGTCTGCGCCCCTGGCGACCCTGGGACGCCCTGATCGCCCTTCGGTCCCGCCGGGCCTGGCGGCCCTTGCGGGCCGGTCTCCCCCGTGCCGACGTTGACGGTGACGGTGCGGGTAACAGCCGAGCTTCCACCGACGGCCGTCGAGGCGAGATAGCCCGAGCCCGCGGCGAGCACGAGCGCGCCGCCGAGGAAAAGAAACGGTCTAACGAGATTGATGATCCTGGTCACGGCTCCTCTCCACGTCGATCCCCTCGTGAAGTGCGCGGTCGAACTCGGCGACCCGTTTGTCGCAGTCGGCCTCCGCTTTCCTCCGTTGTCTGCGCACGTACCAGGCTGCGCTCAGAACGCTGCCGACCCCGGAGAGAAAGGCGCCGAGCCCGGCCAGTTGGTCAGGAGACAACTCACTCGGGCGGCTCTTCGTGCTTACCGTTGACGGCGACGTGCTGCACCGCGAGCGTACCGAGCACGCCGACGCACGCCGAGGCGATCGAGAACGCGCCCGCCGAGGAGTAGTCGTTCGCCGCCAGCACCGCCCCGACGATCATCCCCGTGATCGCGAGGACGCCGAGCAGAGCGATGAAGACGATCCCGGTGAAGGGGTGATGGTTGGTCATCGTCAGGGCTCAGCGACACGAACGAAGACGGTTGACTGATCCGGCACTCGTCGGGTCCGTCTCATTACCTCGCCTCCATTACTGTTGTCCGATGTAGACGTGTTGCCTTCGCAGGCGGTAAAGGTCGAGCCTGACCCCTGCGCCCAAGCCTCGAAAATACCGACGTGATCGAACACGCCGTCGAAGTTCCAGTCGTAACAAACAAGGTCACCGGGCGTAGGACTCGTGACTACTTGAAGTCCGTTTCGTTTCGCGATCGCGTCATTGACGATGTAGGGCACGTAGGCGTAGCTCTTCCCCTTGGCGAAGCTCGGAGAGTCGCCGACCTGCTCGAAGGCCCAGGTGCAGAACATCGCGCACCACGGCGAGCCGTCCATCCCGTACCAGGCACCGTACTTCGTCCGGTTCGAGTTCGGCGGTGACTCCTTGACCCCGATCTCGCCGATCGCCTTCTTGAGCGCACGCTCGCGCAGGGAGTCCTTCGGCGGCGGTGCGGGCTCCTTCCCTCCGAACTCGTCCCAGGCCTGGACGAGGAGGCTCTGAGCGTAGGCGTCCATCGCGTACTCGCCTGCCTTGCCGGGCCCGTTCGGGATGCCCTCGGGGATGCGAACCGAGCGCAGGAGGTTGAACGTCTTTTCCCCGAGCCAGCCGGTGTCATCGATCTTCGCCTGGCGCTGCACCCCGGCGAGCCCGGTGTCGATCACGTTGCCGCTCTTGCCGTGCGAGAAGTTGTTGGAAAAGGCACGATCGAAGCCGGAGGCCGGGCCCGGCCAGCGGCCAAGCCGCCAGGCAACCCGTTTGTAGGCCACGACGTCGGGCCCGTTGACGGAAGGCTTCTTGCCCTTCGCGGAGGCGTCGGGCGGATAGAGGGGGCGAAGCTATGGGAAGCCTGGGAGGGCAATCATTGGTCCCCCCTTGTACGGACTTTCGTACCAGGCTCCACTCATGTCATCACCCCCTTTCTGCGCCAGTAAGCCCGGCGCTCCCGCCGACGACGGCACTCTCGACACTCCGAATGGAGACCATCCGACCGAACGTAACGGTCGGTGTGGTCGCAACGACGTCTCAGGGCATGATGGTCATGCGCCGAAAGCAGTTCGAGATGCTCGACGTTGACGCACGCCTTGACGCCGCAGACATGGTGGACATGAAAGCCGGGCCCGATTGGTCCATGCGCGGCCTCCCAGACGACACGATGCTCGTAGAGATAGACGCCACGTTTGCCTGATGGAACACGGGCGTAGCCGTTATGGCCGACCCGCGAGCCGATGACGCAATCACTCACGACGAGGAAGAGCTACCGCTCGAACCCTTCGAGCTTTTGCTCGTGACCGCGGTCTCCTCCTCCTTCACCTTCTCCTCGGCGGCCTCGGCCTCTTCCTTCGCCACCTTGTCTTCATTCTCGGCGACGGCCTTGTTCTGCTCCTCGGACGCCTTGACGCGCTCGTCGTACCACTCCTGCTCGGCGTCGGGCACCGTGCCGGTGTCGAGCACGCCGTCATGCGCGGGCGACGGGTACCCGGCCTGAGGGTGACCGACGGGGAGAGACCGCTTCGTCTCCTCATTGACACTGGACATTTGACTCCTCTCGTTAGTGGGGCGTCTTGGTCAGGTTCGCGTCGGAGCGAGCCTTCTTCCAGGTGGAAAACCCAACCGGGTCCTGCGACCAGTGGACGTAGCCGCCCGTGGCGGTCTGAACTCCTCCGGCCTGCGACTCCCACCCCTGCGGGTGCCCGGCCTGATAGGTCAGTTCAGATGCGTCGGTCGGCGACTGCATCCCGTTCGGCGTGGTGATAGGTGGCATTGATCCTCCTTAGGTGCTACCCGCGGGTTCGAGGTCGAAGTTGAGACTCGCGGAAGGGGTGAGCGTGATCGTCTTCTCGGTGATCGAGTCGAGGGGAGTAATGAAGTAGCCGATCCCGCCGCAGAGACGCTCGCCGCAGATGGTCGGCGGCGTGAGCACGTCGGGGGCGGGCCAGCCGCATATCGTCCGCTCGTCCTCGATGCAGGTCAGGCCATGGAGCCAGACGTTGAAGACGAGAAGCCCAGTCTCGGGACTCCCGAACGCCTGCGCCGAGTCGAGCCCCGCAGGCCTGAGCGGTTGCCAGAAGGCGACGTGAACGACGCCGAACGCCTGCGCCGAGGAAACAGCGCCAGGCCTGAGCGTGACCTTGAGCCCGAGCAGGCCGAACGCCTGGGCGCTCGCGATCCCGCCGACCTGAACCACCTGGCGGAACGCGGCCTGGACGATGCCGAAGGCTTGCGCGGAGGGGACACTTCCGACCGAGCGGGTGAAGCCGGTGCGGAAGGTTAGCGTCCCGAACGCCTGCGCCGTGCCGACGCCTAGCACGTTCGCGCGGTAGGCCGCGAGAATCGTGACGGTGCCGAAAGCCTGCGCGCTGCCGACCCCGCCCGCGCCCGCACGGATCGTCGTCTTGATCGTCGGCGTCCCGAACGCCTGCGCGGAGGCGAGCCCGGAAAGCGGCTTGGTTTGCGGAGAACCGCCGAGCTTGGTCGTTGGCGTGCCGAAGGCGGCCCCCGCGACCGCACCGCAAATCACAAGGCCGGTCGTCGCCTGGCCGGTGATGGTGAGCGTCGAGCCACTCGGCCAAACGCTCCCGACCGGGACAACGGTCGCCATGGGCTACCTCCCTAGAGCTTCGCGATCCAGGGGACGGAGTTCTGCCACTGGATCGTGATATCGCCGCCGTTCGGCGTCACGGTGAAGCCGTCGATGTAGAAGAGCAGGTTCGACGTGGCCGGGTTGCCGGTGTCCTTGAAGACGGCGAGGCAGTCGATCGCGGCTCCGGAAGGTACGGCGGTGAAGGTCGCGTCGGCCGCGTCGAAGCAGCCGGGGTCAGCACCTCCACCGCCGTTCGCCACCTTCGTTCCGAGCACGACGTCTGTGACGAGCGCCGCGGGGAGCGAGGAGGCGAACTGATGCGCCTGCGAAACCGCGTACGCCGCCGTCCGCATCAGGCGGCACTTGACCGTCGTCCCCGCCGCCGTGAGGTCGCCAATCGTCCCCTTCCAGGCCTCTTGGAGGAAGAAGTTGTAATGCTGGCTCGCCATCAGAGTCCCACCGTCTGAGGCGTGGCCTTGTCGATGATCGCGGTGGTCTCCTCATGGGTGAGGTCGTGGGAGGTCAGGCCCTCCGCATACCCGAGCACGATGAAGCGATCCGAGGTCTCGTCGTCCAGGTCGTAGTCCTCCCCGGCGACGTATTCATCGACGCTGTTGAGCATCTTTACCCGCACGTTCATCCTCCTTCCGTCGCCGCTCTTCGAGCCCGCCGAGTTCCTCGTCCCAGGAAGGGCGGGTCTCCATCTCGACTTCGCCGCCGAACTCGCGCGCGAAGTAGGCAGCCTGCTCGCACCGCATCGGCGCGCCGCAGACCTGACACCGGACGGGCCACGCGGTCTCGTGGGGCTCTAGGCACTTGACGCACACGTAGCCCGCCCGGATTCGCTCAATGTCCTCGGGGCGAAGGGTCAACTGCGCTTCGCCCTGGACGCGACCGTCGGGAAGCCAGAGGGCTTGGTGGACTTGATCGACGGCGAGCGGAACGACGGGCCGCCGCCAGCGCTCAGCCAACAATCTCCTCCAGCGTCTCGCGCGCGTCCTCGGAGTCGGCGATCAGTTGCTTGAGCGCGCCGACCACTTCGGGCCGATCCTGGTTCTCTGCCTCGTAGGCGAGCACCGACTCGAAGGTGAACCCGTCCTCGATGATCTTCGCGCAGAGGTCGTTCACCGAGCCGTCGAAGGTGTCGTAGGTCGGCCAGGGCGGTGCGAGCCGAGTCTCGGCGACGACGATGATCGAGTTGGGCTCGCGGGCCGCGGTCGCGATCAGGGCCTCTTCGACCGCGCGCCGGTCCTCGTCGCTCCACCCGTTCTGAGCCTGGGCCTGGATCGAGTCGAAGAGGCCGAGCCGATAGTCGGGCTCGACGGGGGTTACCTCGTCCTGCTCCTGGTAGAAGCCGTTGAACGTCCACGACTGCTTGCAGAGGGCGCGCTCTTCGGGCGTCATCAGCCCTTCGCGGAACTCGGCGAGCAGCGGGGTCTGTGTGACCTTGACGACGCCGTTCGCGTAGGCCTCCGCGATCTGTGGCCGGACCTGCTGGGAATAGCGCCCGTAGCGCGAGAGCACTCGCATCGAAACCTCCCTTAGATAGGTCGGGGAGCCGGGCCGACGATCCCGGCTCCCCCGATCGAAGAACCGCTGTGGCCCGGCCTTCGACTTACGTCGGCACCGCCACGTTGTAGAGGTACCCGTGGCAGCGCTGATGCGCGATTTCGTACGACGCTTCGCAGAGGTACTCGGCGTTGTAGGAGTCCTTGCCGCGCGGCTGCTGATCGGTCAGGAGCTTCGTGTCGCGGTCCTGGAGGGGCCGACGCAACACGTAGTCCATGTCCACGAGGAAGGCGTAGCCGCCGTACCCAGCATTGGCAACCGGGAACTCCGACCATTCCTTCTTCACGATGACCGGCAGCCGGTAGCCGAAGGCCCCGGAGACAAACGCCGTGATCTGGACGCCGTAGATCGACTCGCCCGCTGCGGGTTGGTAGTAGGTGCCCATCCCGGAACGAAGCCAGTTCGACATGTTGAGCAGCACGGCCGGGGCGGCGAACAGAACCTTGTTCTGCGAGCCGAAGGCCATCGGCCCAGAGACCCAGTTGTCGAACCCGTTGGGCGTCATCGTCGTTCCGCCCACGTTGTATTTGTAGGTCTGGATGAACTCCACAAGGCCGCCCGAGGTACCTCTCGGCTCGTTCTCCGGGGGCACGGCCGCGGCGAACGACCGCATCCCGAAGAAGCCGATCTGCTCCCACTTACGCTTATGCTCGCGGGCCTTGCGCACCGCTTCCTTCGCGGGCTCGCGACCGCCGTACTTGTTGATCGACGTGTCGGTTGCCGTGAAGCCCCAGGTGGTACGGGTGATCTGGGTGAAGTTGAACCCGAGCACCCGCTGGAGGTAGCGCGGCGCCGGGAAGTCGGAGCCCTGAGGCTGCGCATCCCCGACCACGAGCCACGAGTCAGAGGCGTTGATCGCCGCCGCGGTGATCGAGCCGACGCCCCTGGCGACGGTGATCGTGTCGGTTGCGACCGAGGAGACACGGACTCCTTCCCCGGTGCGCATGTTGCGGAGCAAGTCGTTCGCCTGGACGATGACGCCCTGGCCCGCAGTCAACGGGAAGGACGTGTCGCCGACCAGCTGCGCCGACGTGTTGGTGACGATGCGAGGGAAGTCCTCCTCTTCGAGCCAGTTGACCTTCTCCCGCGTTGCGACGGTACTCGGCGTGCGCGAGGTCATCGTCGTGAACTGAGATTCATCGGGTCGAAGGACCCGAATCTTCTCGTCCATGTCCACGATCTTCTCGCCCTCGGCCGTGGTGGCAGCGCTCGGACCGAGTTGCTCCTCGGTCGAGATGTTGCCCTGGATAACGGTTCCGGCCATGCGGCCTCCCAAGACGAAGTGACGGTGGTCGCTTCGGCCTTGCGGGGTGTCGCCGCCCTACCTGGGCGGGGGCTCGCTATCGGCCTGCTTGTGCTGCGAACTCGGTATCGAGCGCTTCTTGCGTGAGGCCCGGCATCAAGAGTCGATCGCGGGGTGTCTCTGCACGGCTGGGCGAGTTCGCTCCCGACGATACCACGCCCTTGGCGCGCTCGTCGTCTGCTTCCCTGCGCTTGCGTTTCTTCAACTCGCTCTGGGCGCCCTCGATCGTGGCAGTCGAGGCCCGAGCGATTTCGTACAGCCCGATCATCCCGGCCATCGCGTCCTCGGGATCGTTCGAGCGAGACTGTTGCACGAGCGGATGCTCGTCGCCTAGCTGGGCGATGACCTGAGTCATGGTCGCGTAGTAGGGCCGCATCTCGGGCATTGCCTCATCGAGCGCGGCGATGATCTGATCGGTGGAAGCCTGCGGACCCTGCGCGACGGCCTGATACATCTCGGCCTCGCGCCCGTTGACCCAGCCGCCAACCTGCATCGCGTCGTAGGGGTTGGAGACCGCCCACTCGCGGCAGACCGCACGGGCTAGCTCGAACTGGCCCTCGTTCACCGCCTGTTGTACGAAGGCGGCGGGGTTCGGCGACTGCGCGGCGCCCTCCACCCACTCGCGCTGCGCTTCGTTCAGCGGCGCGCCGAGCCCGGCGTTCACGGTCTGGGACTCGATCAGCGCCGCCCGCAGCTGCGCGTTCTCCTCGGTCGCCTTGCTCAGGTCGCGCCCCTGGCGGCCCAGGAGCCGCGAAAGTTCCGCGGCTCCCTTGAGGGCCTTCTCGGGATCGCCGCCGTACTTCGCGAGGAACGCCCGAACTTCGGGGTCGCCCTCGGCGGCTACGTCCTCGTCGGCGGGCTCTGCTTCATCGCCCTCCGCTTCGTCTTCGTCTTCACCCTCGTCCTCGTCCTCCTCTTCGGCGGGCTCGGGCTCTTCGGGTCCGGCCGGAACCTCGTCGCCCTCTTCGGACTCGGGGACTTCGGCAGGCTCGGGCTCGGGAACCTCGGCGGTCGGGGCCGATTCGGCGGCCCACTCTGCCTCATCGAGCAGGTTCTCGATCGGGTCAGGCGACATTCTCCTCCTCCGTGGTCGTTACTCCGTGAAGCCGAAGGAACCGCTCCAGGCGAGCTTCGGCTTGATCGGGCGTGGCGGCGAAGGCACGGACGCCTTCGACGTAGCCCTTGAGATAGGCCTGGTTCTCGACGCTCAGGCCCTCTTGCGAGTGGAGTACCTGGCGCACGACCGCGCGCTCGATCCTCCCCACCCTCTTCTCAATCTCTTCGAGCAGGATCGCCCACGAGTGATGCTCGGTGAGCGCGTTGAGGTTGCCGTGGCGGACGCGGAGGTCGCGGGTCTCGGCCTCGGTGAGACGCCTACGCTGGCGCACCGCCACCACCACCGTTGCTTGTCCCGCCCCTCATCGCCAACATCTGTTGCATCGCGGCCTCGGGCGAGGAGGAGACCGCATTGGACGGAGACGTGGGGCCTGCCGCGAACTGCGGCGCGGTGATCCCGGCACCTGGCGGCGCAGGCGGCGCAGGCATCCCAGGGGGCCCGGCGCCGGGGGGAGACGGCGCTTGGGGGGTTGTCGGTTGACCTGGCGCCGCCGAAGGGGTGCCGGGATGGAGGAAGTAGGTCTCTTTGTCGAGGACGTCGTAGGCGTCGAGCGTCTTCTCCATGAACGCCTTGAGGTTCAGCGGAGCCCCACTTTGAGCGAAGATCGGTGCCGACTGGACGGCGATCTGCATGAGCGACTGCGCCTCTGACCGACGTTCCTGGCGCAGAAGCGAGTCGCTCGTGACGTCGATCATCACGTCGTAGTCGCCCTGAATATCGAGCGGCGAGATTGTCTTGTAGGCCTGGGCGCCGGGGGCGCCGAGCACGCGGATGACTCGATCCTCGCGAAGGTATTGCTGATACAGCTGGAGAAACTGCTTGCCGAGCCCGGCGTAGGCCCAGAGGTAATGCTGCTTGCGGGCCTGGATGATCCGCTGCGCGATCGTAGTGATGATCGAGACGCCGGTCGCCGTGTCCTGATCGATCGGCGAGGAGTTCGCCCCGGCACCGTAGGGGAGGCCGCCCATGATGTTCTGGAGGTCGCCCTTGAGTAGCTCTTCGGCCTGGAGGGTGATCGTGGCGACGGTCGGGTCGATCTTGAGCGTGTCCACCTGGCCGGGGTCCTCCACGAACCACTGAGCGTTCGGGGCCCACTCGAAGGCCTCGGGATCATCGACGTCGGAGCGGATCAGGGTGATGAGGTTGGCGAGCATCCGCACCACGTCGAGCCGTTGGTTCTGGAGCGTCCAGAGCATCTCCTGAATCGCGGCCAGCGCTTCGACCACCGAGAGCCCCGGCACCTGGAAGGAGTCGGGCATCCCGGCGCAGACGACGAACGGGAGCCGTCCGTTCCAGAGCGGGTTACGCCGGTCGGAGAGAAGCGCGGTACGGTTGCCCACGGTGATGACGCGCTCAGGCGTCCAGTATTCGAGAACCTCGATCAGGTTGCGGGTGCGATCGACGTTGCGCAGCGTCATCTCGCGCTTGGTTAGGTCGGCGGTCGTCGCGACCGAAGCCTGGCTCGTGGACGAGGCCGCCGTCTTGAGCATCTCGACGTTCTGATAGACGCCCGCCTTCTGTTGCCGCATGAGCGAGTCGTAGGACTCCCAGGTGCGATGGATCAAGAACTCGGCGTTCTCGACGTTCGAGGCCGACCAGGGCCAGAAGAAGTCGCGGACGTCCACCACCTCGGAGCAGGCGTCGTCCCAGACGAGCGCGTCTTCGACCTGGACGGGCTCGTGGGTCGGGATCGCGGCGACCGCGGAGCCGGTGCCGTCGGTGACCACGAGCGCGCTCGGGGCGAGCTTGGTCACCGTGCGCTTCTCGGTGCGCCAGTAGCTCTTGAGCACGCTGATCCCGGCGATCATGTCTTGCTGCATGAAGTCGCGCTGCTTGGTCGCGAAGCGATCGCGGTCGAGCGCGTAGCGGAGCGTGTCGCCGACCGACTCGACGGCGGTGAGGCGGTCGAGTACCTCCTGAAGGGGCTCGTCGGGCTTCGGCCGCGGCTTCACGTCGAAGCGCGGGTTCGCCTCCAGCATCGTCGCCAGCATCCCCTC